AAGGAAATCTGACATTTAGACCTCCTTAAAATGTTGAGTCTGCTTCTAAAGCAATCCAATATTGTACTTTAACCTTTTTGTTTATGAAGTGAGCAATCTTTGCCTTCGATAAAGCAACATCATATTCACCAGGAATAATTTTCATATTCTCGGCCTTGATATAAGCAGTAAACTCTATATCAGTTTCACCTACTGTAATAGATGATTCATTTGAGTTACTATTCTTTTTATCTAAAGCAACTAATTTAATCTTGCCACCTTCACCTTTAAATGCAATATCAGGTAGACTTAAATTAGTATATAACTTTTTAACAGACTCATAGTCTTCATTTTTTAATGTAAATGAAACTGTTTTGTCTGGCATTTTAATATCTTTAGTAGGTGTTACTAAAGTTGATTTGTCAGCAAAAGCATATCTTGCTGATAAAGATGTTTTTTCATCTTGTATTTTTAGATTAGCAGAACCATTAAACTTTAAAACTGGTTGTTTAAAAGAATCAATTGCTCTTAAAAACTCTGGCAAATCATACACACCAAATTCAGTTTCAAAGTCTTCTTCAACTTCTGCCTTTGCCATAATATTTTTCATGGTAGAAACTGTGTTTAAGGTTTTACCAGGTTTAAACAAAATATTAGCATTTATATCCGAGAAATTTCTCAAAATACTAATTGTACTATCACTTATTTTCATTTCTTCTCCTTATCATTATTTAATAGTAGTATAACATAATGAATTGCTTTTAACAAGTCTTTACGATTATGACCACTTTTTCTACCGTACCTTGACAAATATTTAATTGCGTTGGCTTGGCAAAAATCACTTTTAATACCAATAGACTTTAATAAATCTAAAGTTTGAATACCATCTTTACCAGATGAGTAATGTTGACCATATGTAGATTTTATATAATCTAAAATCTCTTTACATATTTTATCTTCATTGTATTTCATAATATCATTATATCACAAACATACAGGTTAGTCAATGACCTATATTCTGTTACCGTTAGTAGTTGCTTGTAAAAATTTTAAAACATTTTCTGGTGAAGATTCGCCATATGGATCTGTAGTTACATCATCTGCTTTACCAGGTTCTTCAAAAACTTTTACTACTTTACCATCGTTGATGATAGCAGCGTATCTCCAAGACCTGTCACCAAAACACTTATCTCTTTTTGAACATAACATTCCAACTTTTTCTGTAAACTCACCATTACCATCAGGTATGACTTTTACGTTTTCAAGTTTTTGTTTATCAGCCCATGCGTTCATAACAAATGAATCATTTACTGACATACAATAAATGTCATCTATGCCGTGTTCTTTAAAAACATCAGCAAGTTTTTCAAAGCCAGGTAGTTGTTGATTTGAACAGGTTGGAGTAAAGGCACCAGGTAGTGAAAACAAAATAACTTTTTTACCTTTAAAATAGGTATCTGTATTTGTATCTTGCCACTCTCCTAGTGACCTTACTCTAAAATTTACTTGTGGTAGGTTATCACCTTCTTTCATTATATACTCCTTATAAAATTTAATAATATATTATACTCGATTCAATTCACAAAGTCAATACTTTATATGCCTTGTAATCTTGGATCTTTTGAAGTAATATTCTTTGTTGCTTTTGGTCTAGCAATAGAATCCATACTTCTTTTCCTTAATTGAGCCTTGGCAGAATTTTCTCTACTTCTATCAGTAAAGAGTTTTCTTAAATCCCATTTAAAGTTCATAACACCCTCCTTTATAGTTAGGTGCGTTCCTTCAGCATACGCTTACTTCCGTCTTATTTCAAAGATGAACGATATTAAGTATTTATACCTGGCATGCGTTTAAAACATACCAGGTATTGGTTTTATTATTTACTTAATGTTTATTGTTCTTGGTTTTTTAGACTCAGGAACAATTCTTTCTAAAGACACTTTTAAAAGACCATCTTTTAATTCAGCGCCTTTAACTTCAACATCATCAGCGATTGTAAAAGATTTAGAGAAGTATCTTTTAGCGATACCTTTATGGATTACTCCATCCTCGTCTTTATCTTTAGTTGCTTCTACAACTGACTTGATGTTTAAGATACCATCTTCCATATTGATTTCAATATCTTTTTTACTGAAACCAGCAAGTGCTAGTTCAATATTGTAAGTAAAGTTACCTGTCTTTACGATATTGTATGGTGGATAGTTATATCTAACCATTTCGTTGAAATTGTGGTCGTCCATCATTCTTTCAAAATGGTCGAACACGTTATCAAACCCAACGGTTACTGGTCTTAATTGATTGAAAATAGATAATGCTTTATTAGTCATAATTAACCTCCTTGTTTAAGCAAAGTTATCTTTATATTGAATACCCATTTGGCATATTCAATATTATTTATATAAGAACGATTTTGAAAATGTCAACCCTTCTTATAAAATAAAATGGTAGTTTCGTTTTGTCACGGAGTTAAACTACCAAACATCACCGAATTTATGGGTAGTTTTAGATTTAATCAAGGCACTACCCTAACCTATCTATACCTCTACAAGGTCTTACGAACCGCCTTGTAGTAATAATATATATACTTATCAGACACAGACGGCATAGAATTCCTTATATTCTTTTTACTTTAACGCCTTTTACCCACTTGTATCCAAGCATTTCATCATTAGATTTCTGCATTTTTCTAATAACTTTAGCACGTTCTTTGGCTTTTTCACGTTTTATTTCAGACGGTTTAGAAAAGTATTGTTTAGCTCTTATCTCTTTAACAATACCTGCCTTTTGTACTTTTTTCTTTAGTACACGCATAGCCTTCTCTAAATTACCACCTCTTACTTCAACTGTAATTGACACTAACTATTTACCTCCCATCTCATTTTTTGGTTGTTTTTCCCATACAGGTGGTTTATCACCACCTACATCAAAGTCATGGTACGAACCTTTTTTATAAGTCTTATAATTAGGTCTTGGTGCTTTACCAGTTACACCTTTTTCAATATCTTCTTTTGTATAGGCAGGTTTTTTAGACTTATCTAAACTACCTACGTTAGTAGGATAACCTGGTTTTAACTTTTGTATTTTGCCACCTTTTTCTAAAAATTCTTTCATCAATCTATCACGTTCCTCTTGTGACATTTTTGGTTTTATTTTTTCTAAACCACTATTGTCCTTAAAATTACTCATTTGCCTCCTTCTTAAAAATTAACTTGTGGGGACTTCTCCCCACAAGCGGACTTACACTATGAATAGATTTTAGACTAGACTTGGATATCCTCATCTTTGTCATCCTCACTATCATTGGAATTCTCTTGTAGAATAGCGTCCTGTTCTTCTTTTTTCTTTGCCTCTAGGATGTCATCTACTGAAGCGCCACTATCAACTTTTGTATATAAATCTACAAATGAGTTTTTAGTGTCATCATCAAATCTGTTAGTACATACAGAAATTGCCTTCATTTTGTTTTTGAAGATACCGTATGCCTCAGCAATATGTACAAGTCTTCTGGTACTGATTATCTCATCAACACCACCGTCTTTGTAGGTCTTTCTAATCACATCAGCCCACGTTACTAGATTGTGAGCAAACTTGTCATCAGACTTGCCAGCAGATTTTAATTTTGTACTAACAATTTTTTCTTCAATCTTAGCACTTGGATATTCTTGTTCAAATGTAACAGGAAATCTCTCAAGGAATGCCTCGTTTAATACGTTAGTACCGATAAACTTACCATCATCACTACCTTGACCTTTAGTGTTAGCAGTAGCAATCACGTTGAAACCAAGTTTAGGTTTAACAAATTTGTTTATCTTTTTAACATACACACCAGAACCTTCAAGGATTGGTTGTAAGCACATGATTTTATTAGACGCAAGGTCAATCTCATCAAGTAACAAGATAGCACCTCTTTCCATTGCCTCGATTACAGGACCGTTTTGCCAGATAGTCTGGCCATCTCTTAATCTGTAACCGCCAAGTAAATCATCCTCATCAGTTTCAATTGTAATGTTAACTCTAATCATTTCTCTTTTAGAGTCAGCACACGCCTGTGTTACAGCAAGTGTCTTACCGTTACCAGAAAGACCTGTGATGAATACAGGATAAAACTTTTTAGATTTTACGATATTTTTAATATCAGCATAGTTACCAAAAGTTACAAAGTCATTATCTTTTTGAGGTACAACATTGTCGGTTAACGAACTAACAATATATGCGGCCTTTGTATCAGATGTTGACTCATCTTTTGATGTAGATTCTACAACAGCAGTATCATCATCTTTAAGAGGCAATTTATAAACGCCTCTATCAACTTTGTACTTATCAGATTTTAACCACGCAGGATTTGAAATCTTTTTAGATTTTACAAGGTCGTTAATTTGTGACCTTGTAACTGTATCAGATTTATATGTTTTATATAAAACGTCAACTACAGATTTTTGTTTAACATTTAAGTCCATAATATAAGTCTCCTTTTTCATAATGTTTATACGTCCATGCTATCATCATTTGATTTAAAAGTCAAGCATAAAAAAACGTTGATTTTACTTGTTTTTTTGACTATAGAAGGGCAAAAACCGTGCATTTATGCGACCTCCTTGATGAATTTTTGTAATAATATTCTGGATACGATTCGTCCTTTCATACCAGACATAAACATCTTTTTAAGTGTTCTCTTATCGGTTGTATCATTAGTATTATCAAATGTATTATTTTTAACATTAGTATCTGCCTTAACATAAAAGTAAATATCATAGCCGTTTTGAGTATCGGCAATACACTTATCTTTAGTAAACATCTTTTGAGCAAGTGCCTGTTTATCATATGGCAATTCCATTGTGTATCTTAATTCTCTAAACTTACCAACAAGATAAAAACCAATAGTTTTAATATCATGTTTTTTCTTTAAATATTTTAATAACTTGGTAGTCATGTTACCTCTACCCCAACCATTACATTGAACATGGTTCTTACCAAGTTTAACCCATAAATCACCAGAGTAACTACCTCTCATTGAGTTAGCACCACCATCTGTTAATGTAACAAGAGCAACTTTATCAGATTTGTAATTTTGTCTAAATTTAGGTATAATACTATCCATAGCAATCAACGACTCATTAAGAGGTGTAGAGCATAGATAATATTCTCTACAAGGACTTGTCATATAGTTATCATCACCATAATATCTATATTGACTTGACCAGTATTTTGCCATTCTATGTAAATATTTTGAAACAGCAAAGAAATCAGATTTACTTTGTTTATGTGAGTACAAGTGAACTAGTTTTGTAGTTTGGTCACCTTCTACAGTTTGATTTGATTGTTCAAACGGAAGATTTACTGGATCATCATTCTCATGGTTATTTACAAATTTGTAAACTGAAAATGGTATATTGATTTTTCTAACAAATAAAACTAGGTTGATTAATTGTTCAACTGTAGGTAATAAATGTTTTTGCATTGAGCCAGACCAATCAAGTAAAAATATCATGCCGTGATTTTTTTCATTAGGTACAATTGTAATTTTTTTGAATATGTCTTCAGCAAACTTGTAAGTATGTAATTTAAGTGGATCAATAATACCAGTTTTATCTTGTGAAGCACGAGCATATAATCTAGCATTTTTTTTCATCTCAAATTCTTTAACAAGATAATTAACTACATTAGAAGAATCTTTAATAAATTGTTTTGTAGCATTCTCTATCTTTTGATTACCCTCAATATATAATTGATGTTGTTCTTTGGCATCATTTAACATATTATCTTTAATAAATTTTTTGTAAGGTATAATCATGTTTTTAAGATTAACTTTTGGTAAAGTAACATAATGTCTTTTACTTGCCCTATCATCAACTAATTCTTTTTTAACTGCCTCATCAAAC